ATCGACTTTGCTTTGATCCTATCAATGAATGCCATCAGGTTGCGCCGTTTCGAGTGCTTTGCGACGATTTCGGCATAGTACGAAACGTGATGCGGTTGACCATCCGTCAGCAACTCGATGAGCCGCTTAGGGCCTCCGATAGCGTCAACCGCTTTGACCCGAACAAGCTCCACAGCGACATTGGATCGAGTTATCGGTACGCCCATTTGGAGCATCGTTTGGATCGCTTGGAACACCAGCCCGAATCCATCGGACAGAAACGACTTCGAGTCAACGAACTCCGCCGCCTGGTAGATCGTCTCCGGATTGCAGAGGATGCCCCCGAGTAGGTTTTCTTCGTCCTTCAATGTTTGCTCAATCATTTGAAGCACCTTTCGGGACGAACCTCAAGAGGCTGTCGCTTTGGATCTTGAGCAAACAATGGTAGCCCTCTGTTGCTGTCTTGAACCTTGGAAAGCCAAGACGATAAAAATCTAGGCATCCCGTTTTCCGTCTTTCGCTTCGATGGATTGTCACTGATCCATTGCATCGCCTTTCTTAGCTCAATGTCGATTTTGACTCCTGGGAAGTTTGCTTGGTACTCCGATAGCTTCACTGATGAGAGCATCCAAGAGTTCTTTCCAGCAAGCTTAAAGATGAATTCAGTGCGAAGCTCTGGCAGAATGGATTCGACAGAAGCCATGCTTCCTAAGGGGGATTCAGGAATCAGGAATCCGGAATCAGGAATCAGCCGGGCTCGTTCCGGAATTTCCGATACTTGCACCGTACTTGCACCGGGCTCGTCTGGTGCTGGTATGGTGCTTTCCGATTCTTTACAGTGCGGGTTCTGATGCTTTTCAAATTTCGGTATGCAAATATAGCCGCAAGTATTGACCTCATAACGAGTTATGAAACCCTTTGATGCAAGCTCGTTGAGTAGCTTTTCCGGATCGCAGTTGTCATAGGGCAGGACTTCAGCCTTAATTTTCTTAGGTCGATCCTCCAGCCTACCGCGACGATCTGCTACAGTCCAAAGACCGATGAATAACAACCTGGCCAGAGGGCTGACCTCAGCCAACATTTCATTGGTGAAGAACGACGGCTTGATGTTTCTGGCCCTAGGCATGATTGCCTCCTTGCAAACTAAAAATTCCCCCAACGGCATACGGTTGCAAGCCCAGGCGCGAGTACGCACCAAAAGATACCGTTGGGGGAATTGTTTCTTTTTTGTCGGGCTTGCAACTCGACTCAAGCATTTTATCCATGTTTTCACGCTTCGGAAATAACACAAATACCTTAAAAAGAGCCGCCCGCCCGTTAGAACGGACGGCCCTGTGGTAAGCGGCGTGGAGATTAAGCACTCGCTTACCGACGGTCGATTAGCTGATTAGGCCGGCTCGTACCGCGCACCAGTTCATTTGGCCGGACTCTTGCTGCAATGTTCAAAGAGCAAGCACCATTGCCGAGGCGAACTGACCTGAGGACAAGATCAATCGAATAGCGTTGGCTGCGATTCTTGCCTTGCTTGCGTTTGGATGCTTGCAAGGTTTTTGACCGCTTGCCTGTAGTAGCTTGGTTTTAACTCGCAACCAATACCGCGACGACCGAGAGCCACAGCACCATAGACCTCAGATCCCACGCCCATAAATGGAGTTAGGACTACATCGCCGGGATTCGACCACATTTCGACCGCGCGTTCTATCACATCGAGTTGCAACGGATGAACGTGCTTTTCGTCCTCAAGATCCCTTGATTCCTCGATGTTTAAAACTCGATCGATCCTGATATCCATCCAGACAGATGACGCATAGTTCCGCCAAATCCACTGCGAGTACGAATTGGTTTTCTGATCGCCAACCATACCGCGAAGATGTTTAATCTCGTCCGGTATTTTGTACTCACCGGCATAATCGAGGATGCCGTTTTCCTTCGTCACCGGAACCTTATTTTCGCCCTTCTTGCGGAACATTAAAAGGTAGTCAGCATTGGCAATTGAGCATCGGGTAGTATCTTCGCAAAAGGTCTTGTGATGCAACGATTTCATCATCGTTCGATTGCGAACCATTAGAGGCTCTTTCCAGATCACCCTGCGGCCCCCGTACTCGAACCCACGCGCCAAATGCTGCCTGATGATCTCACCCGGTAGATCGTACATCGCATCGCATCCAGCGTTGCTTAGCGGGATATCCATGCAATGAACCGCCGAGATTCTTCCGGGCGGTGTAAGCCTAGCAATCTGATCGATGCAGTAACCGTAGTGAACGAAGAACTCATCCTTGTCGATCGCATTGGACATATCCCGCGCGTCACTCGAATAAGTGTACAACCCTGCAAACGGCGGAGAGTAAACCGATAGCCCGATAGATTCATCGGGTAACTGTTTCATAACCTCAACGCAGTCACCGTTGTAAATTGCAAACTGATCTGTGATTTTGGAATCGCTTATAGCCATGCTGGAACCTCGACTTTCTTTGTATAGATATTAACTCGATCGATCTTTTGAGCGTTGGTCATTTCCTTAACCAACACCTCAAACATTTTCTTTGCTTGCTCTGCTTTGCGTCGCATGTTAGAAAGCACAAGTTCTTCGCCCTCTGTGGCAACCACATCGAGCGTTACAGGTCGCTTCTGACCAAAGCGATAGCATCGCCTTACGCTCTGGTAGTATTGCTCGTATGAGTGGCTAGCAAACGTCACGACGTGATTGCAGTGTTGCCAGTTAAGTCCCCATGCTCCGATCTTCGGTTTAATCACAAGAACCCTAAGCTCCCCGCTTTCAAACGCCTCGTACAATTCAACCTTGCGTTCATCTGGAGTCCTGCCTGCTACCTGTTTTGCGTCGGCAATGATTTCCTCTAGCAAGTCTCCTTCGTCATTGGTTTGACACCATACAACCGCAGGTCGATCGTGATTGACTAAGTTTGCTACAAATTCGCAACGTTCATTTAATGTGCGCTTGCGTTCTTCTCTTTCTGCGCCGAGGCCCCTGGCCGGAACATGCAAAAGGAACCCAGGCGGTGGGGTGCTGGCCTTGATAACGTGATCCCGCTCGATCAACTGAGGCAGGATAAACTTTCGATCATCGAACCCTAGATCCGAAGGCATTCGGCACGCTCTGGCCCATGATGCGACCCATCGCCAAAAGTGCTCGACTGCGTGATTCTTGAGCCTCCATTGACCGATCGTTTGAGCCACCCTAAAGGCCAGTTTCCCGTAGTAGTTGGAATCTTGTGCTAGCAGTCTTTCGGCCTCTAGCTGTTGCTTGGTTTCTTTCTTCTGGCCCTTGTCATCGAGTTGCCGAAAGAATCTTCGGAGCATGTCCGAGTGTGAAAGCTCTCCTAACGCTTCGCTCGACGTACCTAGTTCGATATAGTCGTTAGGAGCCGCCGTAGCTGTGCAAAGCAATCGGTAAGGCATCTTGAGCGTGAATCTCGTTATCTGCTTGCGAGTCTCCCCGTCAACCGATTTCAGGATGCTAGATTCGTCGCAAACGAAACCAGCGAAGTCCTTCGAGTCAAACAAGTGCAAACGATCGTAGTTCGTTATGACGATCTTCGATTCTAATTCGCCTGCCTTGCTACGCTTGGCCTCGATGCCAAACTTTTCGGCTTCGCGCTCGCTTTGCTGTGCAACCGCCAAAGGCGTGACTACTAGCACCCGCTTGTTAGTTTGCTCTACAACCTTTTGCGCCCAGGTAAGCTGCATTGCAGTCTTTCCGAGCCCACAATCAGCGAAGATTGCTGCCTTGCCTCGACGTAACGCCCAATCAACCAAGTAAGCCTGGAAGTCATACAGATAGCTCGGCATTTTACCAGGATCGAATCCGTGGTTGCCGCCCATCTGAGACTTCGATTCTATGAAGTCATCGTAATTCATCTTTATCAACCTCCGTTAAAGAACCATGCTTTTCAGCCTCAAGATCCCGAATGACCTTGAGCAACTCGATAATCATAGTAGCCAATGTCCCGCTAGTGCCTGTCCAGCAATTAGCAGAGCCAAACCGTCGAGCATGCTGCTCGATCTCAATCATGCGTTCCGGTGTCACCTACCAATACCTTTCCTTAACCAGCCCATCACCAATGAGCCGAGCGTTTAGCGAAGATGGAGCGACTGTCAGGATCTTTTGTTTGTTTGCAATCGCCCTTGGATTCAACGGCCAAGCATCGTAAATGATCGCCAAAAACCGCCCCTATTTATCGCGAAACTGCTGGCTCTTTGGGCCATCTATCGTCTGGACAACAACATGCCGCTCTAGCGGATACTCTATCGCAAGAGCCCACGCAAGATCCTTGCCGGCTTGCGTTCTCATTTCGGGAGCATCGATGCCGTAGAGTCGCATCTTTCTTTTTGTGAAACCTTCGAGACCAAGATCAATCATCAATTTGAATGTGTCACCGTCAATGACCTCAACGATCTTTGCTTGGTAAATGTGAATTCGGCTCATAGCTTAAAAGTCCTCGTAAAACGGGTTTGCGTTAATGTAGCCAAGCACTTTAGCCGCGTGCTTTTTGCCTTCGTTGTCGCTTATTGTTTCGTCCTCGTAAACGTAGCTGCTTCGGTCGCCGTCGCGTGACTGGACAACGGTTGCTTTGCTGTGCGTATCCTCCTGTCCGTTCTTGCGAGTCTCTTCAAGGTCAATCGCCCGCTTGTCAGCAGTCCAATCGACGATTGCGTACTGAATTTCGTCTACCTCGAACAAATATACTAGGTACGCTTGGTATGCTTCGTATGCTTCGCTCATAGCCCTTCCCCTTCCTCGACCTCAATGTCGATTTCTTTGCAGGCGATGCGATCCGAAAAGCGATGCATATCGGCTTTCCCTCTCAAATCGTAAAAGCAAACCGTCCCGTCTGCGTCGACGTTAAGCCACCTTCGCACCCGCACCTTCTTTTTTGGTGGAGGTGCAAGGTTGAAATAGCTCTGTGGAGCGTACATGTACTCACCTTTAGCATTCCAACCGACGGCAACAAGAATCCCACCAGACATTACCCTTCCAATGTATTTCCAATCCTCCTGCCCTTCATTGATCGCATCAATGAAAGCATCCTCGCCGTTAGCCAGCTTAACCGGCCCGACCTGCCATTTTCTACTCAAGACCCACCGCCTTTCTATATTTACCTTTGACCTGTTCGGTTACTTCG